CCATATCCTCACATTTATATTTATTACCATCTTCCCAGTCTTCAAGACAATAATAACTCTTATTATCTATTGTAGATATCATACGACGCATTTGTAATTTTTCCTTGTCTTTTTCCCACGTGCCATCCTCCTTCTTGAAATACATAATTTGACGTTTTACGTCAGTACAGTGAATTGGGCGTTCATGGACTTCCAAACTACCCAAAGACTTATCAATAATATTCATCATTCCGTTAAGGTATCCATGGTTCCCGAAATAAAATAAATCTTCCTCCTCAATCTTAATTTGTTTTAAGAATGTTTGAAAATCAATCGCATCCTTACATTGATTATTGAGAAAGAAATTAAGATTGAACTTGTTTGTAGTGTTATGATTGGTTACAAGAGACATATTTGAGATTTGTTCGGTAAGGTTTTCTATTTGTTGCTGATGTTCTTTTTTAGTATTCTCATCGCGTTGTCTCTGTTCTTCCAGTATTTCACACTGTTTTTGTAAGAACATTTGTATATTGTCGTTTGTTGTAGTCTCAATCATTTGATTACAAGACTTACGGTGTCTGCTATATGATGAACGATGTGTGTATGTCTTTCCGCATACGCAGTTGAAATTTTCCGGCGAGTTTTTGTTAGCATTTGTTAGCATTTTATGTTTTGCAGTCATTTTGTGTTTCGTAAAATCACTCATTTTAAAGCATTTATAGTGGCATTTCTCACAGTAAAATTTCTGTGGCGAGTTTTGGCGAGTTTTTGTTAGCATCTTTCCTAAAATATACAGACATTTTAAAAATGTCCGAATATTTTTTTTCCAGCGCCTCCCAAAAAAATATTTCATCCATTTACTGCAATGCTTACGATAAACCCATTTTTGAGAACTACAGAAAAAAACTATTTTGCATATTTCACTTTTGGACATTTTTAAAAATGTCCACTTTTGAAAATCGCGTTCCACTTTTTTTTAGAAGAAAAATTCATTAAAACGTAGAATTTTGGTATTTACTGCATAACACTGCATAAGTGTTATTTAACCACATTGGAGCATAGTAAATTAATATTTATTTTACTATTTATGCACCATTTTACAAGCACAATTATTATTTTATAAATATATACTATATAAGATGTCTGATGACGAACAAATAGAAAAATGTTACTATGAATTGGATAAAAAAGAATTAATACCACAATTCAAAGCATATAACAAGGAGTTTAAGAATATTATATCAGATATAAATAATCAAATTACAAAGATAGTTCAACATATAGCATCCCTGAAAAGGAATAAGATCGTATTGTTATCGGGCTACCCAGGCTCAGGGAAGTCAACTATTACGAGCAAGTTGAAAGAACAAGGATACAAAGTTCTTAGTTTAGACGATAAAATAAAGAATTATAATGAATTGGTAAAGAAGACGCAATATTATATGAAACGCAAAGGAAGTAAGAACATCGTTTTAGATGGAACATTTTTGAAACAAGAGCAATTAGATATGTTTAACTGGGTCAATAATGAGAAGAACCACGATTTGATAACCATCTATATTGACATTCCTATGGTATTTGCATATTTCAATAATGTGAAACGTTGTTTAGATAAACGTAATAAACGCACAGCAGTTCCATATAAGACATATGAATCATTAGAAAAAAACATGACGATTGAAGTGCCAGATAAAAATTCATATGTTATTCGATATACAAAACAAGATGACATACTTACACCGAAGAAAATATAATAATATGATATAATGCGAAGTTTACCATTTGGTTTAATGAATTCAGGTGCGATGAAAGACAAACCCATAAATTTTACAAGTTTAGGTATTGGGTCTCATTCACGAGCATTACGACGACGTGTAAGCCGAGACGTATTTACTATAAATCAAGGATTAGTGACACCGGATATTTCTACATCTATTGTGTCTCCAGCAACATTAAAGGTAAACGAAAAAAACATTAACAATACAGATAACACGTTCACAGTAGTTTTGAATAGCAAACCATTAGCGATAGCAACCGTAGAAATGGTGGTTGCTGATAGTACAGAAGCGACAACTATTCCTCAACGATTACATTTTACTGATAGAAACTGGAATGTGCCAAAGACAGTTAGTGTTAAAGGATTAAGTGATAACCTTTTTGATAAAACAATCAATACACAAGTGTCTATAAGCGTATTAACCGGCAATGACGTAAAAACACTTCCCATTGAAATAACCGACAGTGAAATACAAGAAGTCATAGTCACTGGAACCACAAATTCCACTATTGTAGGGGATGAAGGTTCTGTAACCACACAAACAATAAGAATGAAACTTAAGTTTGAACCCACTGAAAATATGACATACAATATTGCTTCAAATAATGGATTAGTTACACTTGATAAATCCAGTGTAGTATATACTCCTGAAAATTGGAATGTAGAACAGGAATTAGTTGTTACTATTAATAAACCCGATGATGGAGTTGCTGATGGAGATGTTAGTGTGGAAATCACATTAACAAATGTTGAGAATAATACATCTATAGCACCTATCAAAGTTATATATGTGATTGTTCGCGACGATGAAAGCTTAGCAGCAACTATTAGTTATGCTGATAATTTCTTTTACGAAGATGGCTCAATCGCGATTGATGTGTCATTGAATGCCGAACCCGTAAATAATGTTGTATTGTCTGTTGTACCGACCCAAAGTAGTCGTGTTTCATCAATCGTACCACTCACGTTTACAACTACTGATTGGGCTACCCCGCAACAAATTACATTATCTGGTGTAAATAATGGCGTGTTTAACTCACCTGAGACAATTGATCTTAGTTTCAGTTTCACAAGCGGCGGAGGTGGCGCAAACAATGTATCATATGATTATCAAGAGAAACGCATATTAACAATGTATGACGCGTCCAAAGGTATATTTGTTGAATCCAATAGCCTTACAATCACCGAAGGTTTAACCGAATCATTTGATATTAGTTTATCTACACGTCCGGTTGGCAATAATACATTATCATTTTCAAGTGGTTCTCATATTGGAAGCATTAGTTCCATAGTATTTGATGCTACAAATTGGTCTAATATTCAAACAATTGCTATACCTACAATCGCAAGTAATTATGCGATAGACCAAAATGATACATTAGTAATTAGTAGCGATGTTGCTGGATTTGATGACGTATCTATTCCCATTACTATTGCAAACACAACAGTAGCAGATATTATGTTATCGGTAAGTGATATTTCAGTAAATGAAGCCGGTGTGGCGACATTTGAAGTATCATTAACAAGCAAACCAGTTAATGCCGTTACATTGGACTTGACATTAAATAATGGTACCAATTTCTCAATTGATAAATCTCAACTAGTATTTAATTCCAATACTGTGATAGGAATAACCCAAACTGTAACATTATCTGGTGTTGAAGATGGTGATGCAACCGGAAATATTGATAGCACCATTGATATTGTTGTGAATGGAAGCTCATCAAGTGAGTATAATGGCGTATCAAGTAAAACGGTTAATATTACATTGGTAGATAATGACCCAGTTGCATAGATATTAGGGTTTGATTGATAAAATAATATAAATATATATGTTATTTATATTATTATGGAAAAAGTAGAAGGTATTATATTAATATTGTCATGTGAAAAACATATAAATACCAGATTAAAGAAATACGGTCTTAAAAAGGAAAATTATCATGGTTGGAAAGTAATAAAAGTTATAGGAAATCTATTCTTGAAAGATGAGTACATATTAGAAAACAACATATTATACATAAAATGTGAGGATTCGTATTTACACTTGTTAAAAAAACTGTCATTAGCGATAAAACATCTTTCAAACATTTTTGAGATAAAACAAGGAATTTTACGATGTGGTGATGATTTAATATTCAATGAAGAACGATTGATAGAATTTATACATTCACAAAAATATGATTATTTCGGACAATCACCGTTCAAACGTAATCATATATCAAACGACATTTCATTATTGAAAAATGTAAAATATGACCCATTTATGTTACAATATTACGTAAATCATCAAGATGAATTAATAGATGAAAAACACGGTATTCACATGTCATTAGAAGAATTACAAAAATATTTAATTAGACCATTTACATTGTATGCTTCGGGTGTAATATACTATATATCAAAATTTGCTTGCGAAATAATTGTTAATCATATGGAAAAAATAGATTACAATATACTACAATTAGATAAGTATACAAATAGTTACCCATATCTAATAGAAGACACAGGAATATCCTTCATATTATATAGCAATAAGGTAAATTTTATCAATTACGAACATTTTTATGATACGCCGTTTTCAATCACTAAGCATACAAATTATTTGAAATAATAATTTGTTTCATTTTTTTGATAGTTATGTGTAATTATATACCGTGTCTATTTTTTATATAAAACATTGTTTTATTATGTGGATAATCACCAAATACTTCCTTGTTAGGTAATGTAAATGGAATGATATTGGTTTTTTGACAAACATATGAAAACCCAATTTGATCTTGTGTTGTATATTTTAATGTTTGTAAATACCATAAATCTAAAAACCGCTTGACGTCTTTATCTTTATGGAGAAACGCAACAAAACAAGTAATCCATACACCCATGTGTGGTGTATGTGAATTAATATTTTTAAAAAAAGTATCATTATAACCATCATCCAGATAAGATTGATATTGTTTATTTACATCTTGATATGGTTGAGATTGGTTGAACCAATACGTGCTTGTGTATCTTTCAAAATTAGACTCTTTTACTTCTCTGCTTAAAAATCCATAACGTCGCTCATGATTCCATCCAATAACTTTTTCCTTATAAATATTATTTAAAATATATTCGCTTGTTTTATCATATATAATTTCAATTGTTCCATCCAACCATACAATAACATCATAATCGTCCAACCGAGGTATATTTGAAAATGATTGCTTATAGTATTTTGCAATATTAAATGTATGTTTATTATTACATATTGAATTAATATAAGTATTATCATCAATCTTATTTACATTTAATATATGATATGGTGTCGTATCAATTATCCATCCATTATTGATTATTTTCTCATTGTTCGTAAAACATATAAAGTCAGTGTCAATTGTCTGTTGTGTAAACTTTTTACATGAACTTTCATAATCACCGTAAATAGCAGTAATAAAACAAATTTTACTCATTATGATTATATTATTAAAATAATCTTTATATGATTACATCCAATTTTGTATAACATTCTTTACACTAACAATATTCATTATTTTTTCACTATCAATCTGCTTCACATATTTATTGGGTTCACTACAAATAGATTTCAATAATTCAATATCCTCATCAACATTACCAGACAAACATATTACATTGTCAGGGAAATAACTATCAATATTTTGACATCCCTGGTATATTGGTGTTGTATTACGCAATAGCGGATTGATTATTTTTTCACTGAAGTAATGTGGAGTAGAGAAGTTTTCAATACATATAGTAAACAAATAATCGTCGTATAACTCAGAACTTTCAAATTGACCTTTGAAATTTGGGTGTGATGTGTTATATAAGTTACACCCTCTTCCATAAACATCTATTGGTAATCCATTTTTAATAATCTTTTTCATAAGAGTATGACGATATTTATGTCCGGGAGCAAACAATTTCTGGGATATCATAATTGACATCAGTTTGGATTTATGTGTAATAACTTTTGGTAATATATGTCCTGGGTAATAACCAAAATGTTCTATAAATGGTTCAGGTAGATTACCTTTTGAACCAATGTAATATTTTCCAATATGTTTTTTGGCGTACTCTACAAACTGTTGAGTTACACCCAAAAATGGTTTAGGTCCAACTGGTTCATACGCTAATCCTATTACATTTTCTTTTGGAATATGTATTATATTTGGCATTGCACAATTTGCAATAAAGACGTGTGTATAGTCATTATCATCGGTAAAAATATATTTATTATTATATTCGGGGTCATCTAATAACTGTTGGGTTTTCAAATAAAAATGTTTTGTTGCTTCATTTGGATGTGTCCAATCTGTAAAAATGCGTATTTTAATCATTATAAATACCTATTCTTATAATAACATAAAATATATATCTATGTTATTATAATAATGTATTCGGGTTATAATATTATACCCATCGGAGATCATTGTGCTATTTCAATGTTATTAAAAGAACTCAATTTAAGAAAACAAAGTTATCCATTTGACTGGGTTTCCAATATAGAACAAGTACACGATACTAATATTATTTATAATCTTGAAATTATTAATCAATTAAAATTATTAGACAATGTAGATGATATAATAAAAACATATATTGGTGATGCGTTTGATAATGATAAAAAAATTAATAGTATTAATAACATTTGGTTCCCTCACGACAGTACAAATAAGACAGAAACTTTTGAAAAATACAAAAGAAGATTTATTCGGTTGAAAGAAGATTTATCTAAAAAAAATATATTTATATTATTAACACGACATTATTATATTGAAAAACAAGTATTTGAACAAATATCAGAACAATTATTAGGTTATAATAGTGATTCTATAATTTTATTTATAAGTGGTACAGATCATACATACTTTGATAATATTAAATATCCTAATATAATATTTAAACATATTGAATATGATATTTCAAAATTTTATAATTATGATTACACATCATTTCGTCCAAATATTAAAATTTTTTTATCTAATTTTCTAAAATCTTCAATAATGTAAGACAAAATCGTTATTATAATTGTTCATTAATAATTAACAAAGATAAAGATAATGTCTTATTATATAAATATAATGGAAAGCGAATTGGTGAAAATCCATAATACGTTGAACTTCACAGATAGGCGTCAATTGACTGCTGAAATCCCCGAACAATTAATGGTTGTAAAGCACATTAAACCAACTGATGTTGTTTTAGAATTTGGTGGTTCTATTGGAAGAAATACGTGTATATTGAGTAGTATTTTAAATAAATCAGAAAATTTGGTAACAATTGAACCCAGTCCTATTGAAAGACAAGGATTACAGAAAAATCGTAATTTAAATGAGTTTAATTTTAATATCGAACCGTGCGTCTTATCCAATAAACCATTATATTCAAAAGGATGGTATACATTTGGCGAAGAGCAATCAAATTCGATAAAGGTAAACAATATTACTTGGGCTGAATTACAAAATAAATATAATTTAAATTTCAATGCGTTTGTTATTGATAATGAAGGTAATTTCGTAGAAAACTTGAAAGTATTCCCGAATATATTAGAAAATGTAAATGTATTAACAATAGAACATGATTTCAATACAGAAGAAGATTTACAATTTTTCTATTCTACCATGGAAACAAACGGTCTCAAAATGGTAGATAAATACATGAAAACCGATAAATTTGGACCAGGTATGAATTGGACCGACGGCTTAACAAGCGACCCAATTTTTGTTTCGGTATGGAAAAAATAAACAATAAAAAAATATTCTATACATAACATAGAATATTTTTATCCAATTATAATATAACATACTATGAAAACTATTCCCAAACACACCGTTCATAATGATATTAATACACGTATGAATCTTCGTATTCAACCAAATGAAATGCTCCAACCGAATTTTGACCCTCGTGCTGTCCCTACGCGCCGTGTATTCCAACCCATCCATAATTCCCGAACACCTTATTCCACAGAATTACAAAATCATTTAGCATATACCCCAGAATCCAACTTCAATCCCGGATCAACACGCGCTCCTGTAAATGGTTTCTTGAATGCAATTGGTAAAGATTCCGAATTGAAAAACTTGAATACCAAAATAACAGCAAATCAATCAAATATATACATTCCTAGTAGCACAAGTGACCTATACAACACCACCGTTGTTGGTTCTCAGTCAGTTCAACCCCATCCTAATCTTTTCCAGCAATTCAGTTTCGACAGAAAATCCCAGTTTCATCCTGAAATTGGAAATGAAACGTTCAATAATTCTACACGTTCTCAACTTCGCGCATTAGGTAAGTAAATTTGCATTAACGATTTCTTTTGTTAGATTATTATATAAACTAACAAGACTTATTATATTATTATGTTAAAAGACCTCTATCATTTATTAACAATAAGAACCTATAAAAATGAAATGTTACGAATATTAACTATATTTATTATTGGTGTAATCATATTCATTGCATATAAACATTTAGTAGAACCTGAGTATAAATCTAATATAGAAGGCTTTACACAAGGTTCCCCATATGTATTGAAGACAGGCCAAGGAATTTACGATGAATTTTATGTTGCTGTCTATGATTTATTACATCGTAATGAGGAGCGTGGATTGAAAGAACTCCGTTATATCATTGAATCTACACATCCTAGCGTGAACCGATCAAATATATTGGATTTAGGTTGCGGAACTGGATATTTGGTGAATATGTTGTCAAATGACGGGTTTGTCGTCCACGGTATAGATAAATCAAATTCAATGATTGAGTATTGCAATGAAAAATACGAGAACCAATTGAGTGTATTAAACGAAGACGCAATGAATCCTCTTGTATTTGAACCCAATAGTTTTTCACACGTCATATGTAGCAATTTTACAGTATATGAATTTGAAAACAAGAAGCAAATCTTTACCAACGTCAATAAATGGTTGAAACATAATGGGTATTTTATCGTCCATTTAGTAGACCCAAATGAATTTGATACAACTATCCCGGCAGCGAAACCGAGTATTAAAATGAACCCACAAGAATATTCAAATAGTCGTATTACTAAAACACACATTAATTTCGATGGATTTTCGTATGAATCAAACTATGTATGTGGGTCTAATAATGTATTTACGATGAACGAGTTATTTGAGGATTTTGAAACAAAGAAGAAACGCGAAAACGAACATACATTATTTATGACAGATTTGGAAGAAATGGAGCGTTTAGCACAACAATGTGGCTTCCATCTTCATTCTAAGGCGTCGCAAAACAAAATATACGGGGGCGACAATCACCAATATATATATGTGTTTGAAAAAATACACTAATATCACTACAACAAGAGGAATGATATAATTCGTATCATAAAATACAAATTATATGTGTTTGCAATACAAGATAGAGGACCATGATAGAATTAATAATGATATCCATAATTGCGTGTATTATTATCATTTTTGCGTATATCAAAATTCAATATCCATTTTGGAATATGATGCCAATGTATCATAGTTATGATATACTTCCGCGTATATATAACAATTCATATATAGTAAATACAACCCATCGTGCAAATACAAAATATTATCAATCTTTGGATGTTGAAACACAGATCTATAACGACTTAGAAATGGATACAATAACTAATATCAATAACCTATTACATTCAAATTACATCCAAGACGATAAAATGTTATATGAAATAGACGATAAAACGTTGGATGCGATTTACAATTCAGATGGACTATGTAATTATGTTTCAATATACAGAACCCAACAATTTAGTTATATTGACAAAACTTTACACATAGCGAAGAACGATTATATACAAGGGATGATAGGAAGCACAAGAATTACATTTAAGATATTAGAAGGTTCCCGAACAGCTACATATAATCTCCATAAAGTCATTCATTTCTGTTGTCATCAAGATGAGAACGATAATAAACTCAATAATCGGAAGTTGTTATGTAGTCATTTCCATAATGTATTAACCCATTCACGAAAAGAGAACGATGAAGACAATCAGATAAGTGGATTCATATTTTCAAAGGAGATTGACAGTCATAAAGGATTAGTCCCTTTCATTAATTACACAATCCAATGTTATAGTGTGGACGTGATCGTTCCATCAAAGTTGAAGAGCGGATATTTTATTTCAGAATTATCAAAAAAAAACATGCATCAAGTAGGTGAATATATAGAGAACCAAGTAGATATGACCTATCAGGTTCTCAACAACATCTATGCGTTACATAATAATCCAGTATATAAAATTTATATGTTATCATACAAGAACGATATAATAGGCTTGTATATATTTCAACACAAAAAAACATATTGTGAACGATCACAAGGATATATCATCGATTGTATATGTTCTCATAATAATTTGAATAATCTATTAGATATTCGGGAACATGAGGAAATGAAAAAGAATGAAATAGTATTTACAATTGGATTTAATGAAGTGATAACCACATTAAAGAAACAAGATTTTTCAAAGATTCATATTCATAATTTGGGTCATAATAACCAAATTATAAAACATTGGATAAGTCCAGACGAACAATACCAATCTTACATATATTTATATAACATTATAGTGCCAAATAGTCCAATTCAAGGGGGCGAATATTTTTCAATGTCGTAATCGACCATCTGTTTTACAAGTTCCTTGAATGACGTCAATGGTTTCCAGCCAAGAACATCATACGCTTTTGAAGCATCCCCGTGTAGTAATTCCACTTCACTGGGACGAAAGTATTTTTTATCTACTTTAATGTAAATGCGTCCATCACTTTCATCAACGCCCACTTCATCTAATCCGTGTCCTTGCCATGTAATGAAAATGTTCTGAAGAGCAAACGCTTCTTCTACGAATTCACGAATCGTATACGTTTCTCCTGTTGCAAGGACAAAATCATCGGGGTTGTCTTGTTGTAACATAAGCCACATACCATATACATAATCTTCGGCGTGTCCCCAATCACGAGATGCGTCAAGATTTCCCAAAGAAATATAGTCCTGATGACCGTTTACAATAGCTGCAATACCACGAGTAATCTTGCGTGTGACAAAGTTATGACCGCGACGAGGACTTTCATGATTGAAAAGAATACCATTACACGCATACATATCATAGGCTTCGCGATAATTTTTAACAATCCAATACGAATACATTTTTGCAACACCATATGGTGATCGTGGATGAAAGGGTGTCAATTCATTTTGAGGCGTTTCAACCACCTTTCCATATAGTTCACTTGTAGATGCTTGATAAAATCGTGTAATATGTGAAAGATTATTACTGCGAATAGCATCTAATAGACGTAGTGTTCCGAGTCCATCAACATTAGACGTGTATTCTGGCATATCAAATGAAACTTTAACGTGTGATTGTGCTGCCAAATTATAAATTTCTAAACGCTTCATAAAACGTTGTTGTTCTGAAATATTGGAAAGAATTGTGTTGATATTGTTTGTATCTGTTAAATCTCCATACACCAAATTAAGTTGTTTATTATGAAAAATATGGTCGATACGTTGTGTATTGATGTTAGAAGAACGCCGTATTATCCCATAAACAATATAATTTTTATTAAGAAGTAGTTCTGCTAAATATGAACCATCTTGACCCGTAATACCCGTAATTAGTGCGACGTGTGTATTTGGTTGAGGCAGATTCATCGCAAATCCTTCTGATAGTTGGTTAGACGTAAACTGTGAAAAAAAGTCCATGAATTGATTATAAAAATATGGATATACTATAATCAATTATTTAAGTGTATTGAATCATAAATATTTATGCACGGACTTTAAGTGTCTTTGCTGTTTTGTTGTTTTTGCCTTTACGAGGATTGGGTGTGGTAGACTTTTTCACGCTTTTATTTTTCTTAACAGTTTTGTTCTTTGATTTGCGGCAAAATGTGCGAGTTTTGCCAGTAGCGACTTTGCAACCTCTAACTTTTTTGCATTTATTGGGTTTAACTACGGATTTTCCTTTACAGAGAGAAACTGACATTATATACTAATATACAGAAAAAAACAATATCTAATATTTCAATAACAATAATCTAATAGTAATCCAAATTAGATTACTTCCTTTTTTTTTCTTCCACGTTTTTTGGGCGCTGGTGTAGGTTGTTGGACGAGTTCAATTTCATTTTCCTGTTCCTCATCAAGTTCCTCAACGGTGACTGTATCAGAGGCAGATGGCACGTGATTTTTAATATTTTTAACCGCATCAAGTGGAACACCATATACAACATCTACACGGCGTAGATCTTCTAACAATTCTTCATCATTTTCGTTTACTGTTGTGTCTTGAACTTCAATCAAATCATTATCTACCAACATATTTCTACTGTCTCTTATTTTGCGATTCGCTCTCTTGCGCTTTGGATTTTTCGGATTAATATCGCCCATAATTCTACTTTGGCGGGTAATTCTGAAACGATTAATATGTGATTTAAGTGATTCAATTTCAGAATACCACATACGCTGTGGGCTCATATCACTGAGTATTTTGAGTTCTTCTTCAAGGTCACCGCGTTCACCCATAATACTTTCAATATTTTCTTCGGTAACAGAGTCCATAGGCATCTTAATCAAGTATTTATAATCGCCATCAATCTGGTCGTATTTTTCGTCTTCAAGTAGTTTACATACTTTGTCGTTTGATTTTCCACGAAGGTCAATCTGATTATGTAAGATTTGCATGATGAAGTTGGCCTTATTCACCATCTTAAGAAGACGTTTTTTCAATACATCAATCAAGAACGTTTTTCTAATTTGATAGAATTGGATACGTGTAATCAAGAATTCTTCACAAATATCAGTAATCAAATCGTATTTACGAAGACGTCCCTTGGGATCAAACAAATGCATATTGTTAATGTTTGTCGTAGAAGTGAGTTTTAGTAGTTTCTCAATACCATTAATGCCATACTCGTCAACGGATTTTTCTAACTCATCCAATTTCCCCTTAGGGAATACAACTTTAATTTTAACAGATGCTTCTGTGCTAAGTGATGTAAAGTCCTTAATGGCGGGTGTTTTTTTCTTTCCGTTCTTATCAGTATTATCAATAAGTGTTTCCAAGAAACTAATATATGGCATAGTCCAACTACCAATAGGAAGTTCGTATATCAAAATGGAATCATCGCTTTCACGTTTGTATACACCTTTAATAAGGAATTTGCGTTCATCATCACCATACTTTTCAACAGTGCCTCTAAAACCTTCGTAATAAGGGATAAATTCAACTGTTTCTGGTTTGTCATCGCCAAGACGACGCATCAAGTAATCAATAATAGTTTCTACATTAAATGGTGGAATATTTGAGGAGAACCCAGTACCAATACCAGAGACACCATTCAATAGAACAGTAGGAATGACAGGCACATAGTATTCGGGTTCAACACCAATACCATCATCATCCAAATATTTCAAAATATGGTCGTCGGCTTCGTGAAAGATGTGTCGTGTAATTGGTTCAATGTTTGTAAAGATATACCTTTCAGAAGCACTGTCATTACCGCCGTGTAGACGGGTTCCGAACTGACCGTTAGGGCTCAAAAAGTTAATATTATTTGAGCCTACAAAGTTTTGTGCCATATTTACGATTGCCCCGTTCAAACTGGCTTCGCCGTGATGATAGCAACTATGTTCTGAAACATAACCGGAGAATTGTGCGACCTTAATCTCATTCAATAGTCGCCTTTTGAAAGCACAATATAGGATTTTACGTTGGGATGTTTTTAAACCATCTACAATACTTGGGATGGAACGACCACAATCATATGTGCTGAAATGGATAAGTTCTTTATTAATGAAGTCTTCGTAATTTATATCGGTGAGCTCGGTATTCAGGAAGGCTTCTTTGTCATACTGACCGAGCCACTTTTTTCTGTCGTCAGCGCGTTTTTTGTTAAATACTTTATCAATCATATCGTCGCTTTCTGGACCCGTATATACAAAGTCTACTATTTTCTTATTTGCGAAGTATTCTTTAAATTCTATTGAGGTAGAAGTCCCTAAACCCTTAAAATATTTAATATTCCACCCCTTAGTATCTCCTCCGATGGAAATTTTCCATTCATTATACTCGCCGTCATTATAGAACAATTTCTTTTCGTTGCCCTTCTTTGCTCTAAGAATAGGAGTATTCATATAAGACAAGAACCCCTTGATTTGGACGAGTGAAGACCATTCACTATGAAAGAGGTTGATACACAATCCTTTAATATGCGAACCATCTGTATCTTGATCGCAAAGGATCAAAATCTTACCATAACGCAAATATTTATAGACATCATCAAGAGTGTTATATTCCTTACCTGTTTCCAGACCAAGAACTTTCTTGATATCGCTGATTTCTTTATTGTCATTGACCTTTTTGACTTGTTCGCCACGAACATTCAACAACTTACCTTTCAATGGATAAATACCGATAGTATTCCTATCTTCACTCGACAAGCCTGATACAATACCTGACATCGCACTAAGTCCCTCACACAATATAAGAATACAATCTTTGGACTTGACGGTTCCTGCTTGATTTGCATCAATCAAGTTGTTAATACCACGAATGGTCTTAGTTTTTGAACCATCTGTTTTCTTTGCGGCTTTAATATCCTTGATTTCTGAAATACTACACGCAGTATCCATTACACCCATCCTCGCCACTTTATCAATAAATCCATCACTTACAGAGCACGATGAACCGAATTTGGATGCGGGGGTATTCATATAATCCTTGGTCTGACTATCAAATGATGGATTTTCAACATCGCAACGAATAAAGACAATCAATTGTTCTTTGATAGCATTACAATTGACTCTAATTTTTTTCTTTTTCTCAATATAATCCACGAGTTTACGTGTGATTTGATTCACAATATAATCTACGTGTTTGCCACCCTTAGATGTGCTAATACCATTGACAAATGATACTTGCATAAATTCTTGATTGGGAGACAAAGCTACTGCATATTCCCATCGTTCATCGGGAGTTTCGTAAATACGTTTATTATCACTTTTTTCGCCAATAAATAGATCAATATAGTTTTGGAAATTCTTTACAGGAATAAGTGAATCATTGAAATTCACCTTAATTTTTTTAATAGAATGGTCGGTTACCGCGCCAATATCATATACACGTTTCTTCATTAGAGCCATCATATCGTGTGTAATGCCGTCAATACCAAATCGTTTATAGTCTGGAACAAAACAAACTTTGGTATATGGCTTTGTTGATTTACATTTAGTGATTTTTGGGGGACAAATAATGTCAAGATTGTCTTTGAACTCTTGTGTGTATTTCAAACCACGAATATGGTCTACGGTTTCAATGTATCCATAGGTAGACCAAATCAATACAAGTTTGAATCCAAATCCATTCTTTCCACCAACAATGCGCTTCTCGTCTTTGTTGTAGTTGGTAGAAGTGCGAAGATGACCGAAAATCATTTCGGGAATCCACAAGTCATATTCAGGGTGTTTAGCAACATCAATTCCGTTACCGTCGTTAAATAGGGTAATTTTATCATTTTCAATATTTACGTTGATTTGAGATACAAATTTTTTATCAAGAATAGGACTATTAATCATACGGATCACATGGTCTCTTGCATTAACAATACCTTCATCAAAAAGCTTATATAGACCAGGAATATATTCAATTGTTTTATGGCTCATTTTGTTATCGGTTTCATCATAAATCCAAAGATTAGCATCTACGTTTTCAACGGAACCAATATATGTATCTGGATTGTCAAGAATGTGCTGTTTATCAGTTTTGCGCTGATACTGTTTAGCAAGGGATTTGTCGTCGCTACTCATTGTATAGTAATATGTAATAATCTGTTTAATTTCTTTTAGAATCAATTTTATATATAGGTGAATTACAATAATGCCAAGTATGTTTGATATTAATAAATTTTGCCAAAAAAAAGCGTGTGCTTACAATATTGGATATGTTAAACAGCAGACATCGGGTAATAATCCGAATATAAGTGAAAAAATGCGTTATTCAGAGTATGTACGACAATATCAAACAATGAATACAAAATAAAATATAATAAGAATATATAATGCATCACGAAAAGATGGAAGGAGGTAAAATACTCGGTTCTCGTGCCGAAGTAATGCACGGAAGTGCAAAGCATACATCGGGTGGATTAACAAAAAGTGATTTAAAATACAACAAATGGGGTCGTATTGTCTCCCGTCGTATGAGTGAATCCGCAAAAAAAGAAAATCGTTTAAAAAAATACGGTTATACAGCCAAAAAGGGTAAGTTCGGTGCTATTAAAATTAAAAAGAACAAAACAACCAAACGTAAAACACAGAAAAAGAAGCAATAAATGAGATTGAATACCCTTTGAATATAATAAAAAATGTATATCTTTTATTATATTTTTGATACATAATTATATTTGTTCTACATTAGTCATATCTGTGCTTTGAAAACTTGCCTCGTTGAAGTATTCTCCAATGATTAAATTTGAATTATATATTTCATTCATGCTTAATACAGAAAACCAATTGTATTTGGAACGTTCTAATAACTTATTTGCAGGTATAAGAATGCCAAATGAACTATTTACTATTGGTAATTCCGTTTCACTAAGTAAATCTTCAATCATCATTTGTTTGCCCTTATCAGTTTTAACACCAATGAGAGAACCGTCCAATGTGATAATATGTTTATTGGTTTCTAAAAGTGTCAAATAATTTGTGATATATCCTTCAAATTCATGTGCAGAATTATTGTGTTTGCTTATGATTTCGTCTTCGTAGAATTCAATAATATTTTTTATGGTTTGATTATCTTTTTGACATCCATACATATCAAGACCTGGTGTAAATGCTGATGTATTATTCACAAGTAAAGATGTAGTTGTATTGGCTTTTTCAAAGAAAAAAGGAACATCATCGGATATGGAATAGTCGTAAACCGCATCTAAATTATTTATACATAAGAAACTGTTTGGAATATTGATACCACCATACTTATAAATAAGTTTCAGTAATCCCAATTGTATATATCGTTGTTTTTTGCGTCCAATCATACCAGTGATATCGGTATTCCATTCGGGAAGGAGTTTGGGAAAACTATCATCGTCAATAAGGCATATATTGAACTTATCTCCGCACTTATTAATAACCGATTGAACGCATTCTACCAAATAAGGTTGATTTAAATCTTTGCTTGTGCGTCCGCCGAAAGACGACCATTTTCTGGAATTCATCTCGTAATTTGAATAAATCCAAATAATTGGTTTTTTTTTTCCATTAAACTCTACATTATTAAGTAAATATTTACGAACGAAATAATAGTCATCACGATCACTTTCGGTTTGAAGATATTCTTTGATTTTATCAGAAAACATAGATACACCTAATATAATTGCAAATGGTAAAATATAGTTTTTTATATTTTGATTACTAAACATTATTATATATATATATAATTGTTATTTTTTTATACTATGTTGTTAATCAAAATATATATAATAAACAATATTATAATTTGAATTACTATATTTTGTTTCAGACGAATATGATATATGATTACTATTGCATATATGCCGTATAATCGTTGTGAATGAGGTATATGTTAGTTTGCGTTCCAAATAATGTATTTTTGAAGGATAATAATGTTCTTTAAGTAATTCCTTAAATTCATCATAACTGTTTTGATACACCATTTTCTTAAATGCGTTTAAATCAAACAAAAAATATTTGTCTGTTCGTAAACAAATTGTATCTAAGAAGTCAAAAAAATCTATATTACATACTAATGTTTTAAATATTTGCATGGTAGTAGTTTTATATAGAGTTTATCCCTTTTTATTATAGTTATAATAATTATATATTATATAAATGGAATTTTTACATATAATTATGTTTTCATTAATAATCCCACTTTTTTCTATAATATCTTATGGTATGTATAAGTTTTTATCACAAGACATATCAGGATTGCATATGTACGAGATTGATGGACCATTATTACCAAGATAAAATTGAAAAATACTAAATATACATATATATATGTATAACGAGACAAGCACTATGGAATGCATTGAAAGTAAATATAAACACGTATTGGAGCCATATGCACGGAATGATAAATTGGATACCAATTTATGTAATACCGAAATTTACAAGTGCGTATCAAACATTACTGAAAAATACAATATACAAAATGTATTGGTATCTTTGAGTGGAGGTGTTGATTCAATGGTGTTACTTGAACTTCTAAGTCAATCTGCTAAAATAAATGTGTATTGTTGTCATATTAATTACAATAATCGTTCGGAAAGTAAGGAAGAGATGGAGTTTCTAATTGAATATTGCAAACACAAAAACATCGTATTTGAATATATTGAATTTGATTTTATAAGATGCGAAACAAAACGAGATATATATGAAAAGGAGACACGCAAAATGCGATATGAATATTATTATAAACTTATAAAAAAATATAAGTGCGAATGTGTTATGTTAGCTCATCATAAAGACGATATTGTTGAAAATATTTATAATAATGTAATGCGAGGATGTCGTGACCCGAACGATTTGATTGTATTACAAGAATTTAATACAATACTTGATGTGAATGTATGTCGTCCTCTTCTAAATTTATATAAAGATTCTGTATATCAATGCGCGTCTACATACAATGTCCCGTATTTCTTAGATACGACTCCCGATTGGAGTTGTCGTGGAAAAATGCGCCGTAACATATTTCCGAGTTGCGAAGACTGCTATGGGACCCAATACAAACAAAATATCATCCAACTTGGGAATGATTGTGAGGCAATGGGGAATATTATTCAGACATATATTATTGACAATATTCTTGAAAATGATGTCAAAATATATGGGAATAATTTCACAATCACTTTGAAAGACGTGTTAAGTGAGAAAATGATAATCAAAAGTGTATTGAAAAAGATTTTACATAAACTCGGATTAAATATGATTAAACAGAAAAGCATAGACCAATTATTAGCAGTGGTCCAGTCAAATAAAGAACAAAAAATTACATTGTTGAAAAACTACAATACTATGGTAAATGGAAATAGTATTGTATTCACAAAAATAAATTAGTTATTATAATTCCAAATGATACGCCTTTACAAAATCACGAAGATAATAAAATAGTTTAGGAAAGGTATTAGATATCGTCCAATATTCTTCTATAACACTGTTGTCATTGGTGTCATCACTTGTTAATATATTTTTCATTTTACACGTCAGTAAGTGTGACATCTTATCCTGAATGGATATGTCTTGAATCTCAGTATCATTCAAAACTTTTTTGATTTTTTCAAGATACAATATACCGTCCATATATTCTTCTTGGCAATGTTGAATCCAATCAAGTAATGACAAATCATCTCGGTCAAGTGTAGTATTGTATTTTTCTTTACCTACTTTTGAACGCTGTAAAAATGATTCAATAACTCCCCTTACAATGGAATCGCTGTTTGTATCATCAACCGTTATAGGCATATGAATATGATATATTTTATTCTTTATACCTTTGTCAAAATATCCATAATTTCGTTTGTAAATAAGTCCAATTCTATTTTATTTTCATGAATATTATTAATGACAGTAATGTATTTGCTTATAGTTATAATAAGTTTATATTTTTCATCTTCACTAATATGTGTAGATTGTTTTATATAATGAAACAAGAAATCAAAAATATCCACAACTGAATATCCATCATCATGGATTGAATGTAAAATATCTCTGGATTCATGTAATTTATTATCACGAGCACAAGATATAAATAAATCCAACTCGTCAAAGTTGATATTCGTACATAACAACTTACAAATATTAATGTCTATCGGTTTATCGTATAAATATATTTTTTCTAAGTAATTAATGATTACTTGTATAGAAAAATCTGTAATATTCAATAAAAAATCAATGGATTCATTATCTATGATTATATTTTCATTTTTAATAATATTGGATATAATAATATAAATTTTTTCGTGTGATAGCTGAGACATTTTGATTAGATGAAGTCGCGATTGTAAGCTTTCAATTACCTTTTGTCCGTTACAACACGAACATATGAAATTTACATTATGTGAATATTTATCAATATAATTTCTGAATACCTGTTGACATTGTTCGTTAAGATTATCAATATCATCTACAATAACAAATTTCTTTTTGCTTTTAATGGTTGATTTTGTCCGACAAAAGGATTTTAAATCGGTTCTGAAATACTGTATGCCCTGTTCTTTCAAGTTGTCAATATACATTAAATTATGATGAATTGATTGATTATCTTCATTCATTCGGTAATATTGCTTTATTAATACATTAAGTAATGATGTCTTACCGCAACCAGACGAACCAATAAATAGCGTATTCAAGTTGTCTACTTCCATTAATAATTCAATGGTCGTTTGCATATCCTTATCAAAGTAAAAGTCATCCAAACATTTGGGTTTATTTTTTTTCAAAAATGTATGACCCATAATTGTTTATACTATATATTGTATTTGTATTTATATCTGTATAAACGAAAGATTATTATTTAAATAAAAGAATGACGAAATCTCATTACGATATACTGTGTGTAGATGAAAATGCGTCTAGTAAAGATATTAAAAAAGCATATCGTCAATTATCTCTGAAACATCATCCGGATCATAATTCAGACAATAATGCACATGATATGATGACAAAAATTAATGATGCATACACAACATTAATTGATGATGAAAAACGAAAGGAATATGATGATGAACGCAATGGACGAATACCGCACGTAAATAACCTATTTGGGAGTCAGAACACACACGGAATGCCACCCGAAATGGCAAATATTTTTAATAGTGTATTCGGACAGCAAATGTTTAATGGAAGACAAGGTAATAACGTACATTTTTTTCAAACCAATGGAAATGGAAGAACATTTCAACATACATTCAAACAACACAAACCGTCACCTATGGAAATTCAAATTACATTGAATATTATCGAATGTTATAATGGAAAGGAAGTAACTGTTAACTTTCCTCGCTGGACGATTATTAATAATACAAAAGTAACAGAACAATCAAAAATAGTAATAAACATCCCACCTGGTGTTAGTGAGAATGACACAATAACATTTGAAAACCAAGGACACTCAATAAACGAGGATTTAAAAGGGGATATTATAGTTAAATTCAATATTATTAACAATACCGAATTCAAACGTATTGGAAACGATTTACATATAAAACGAGTTATTACATTGAAGGAGTCATTGTGTGGATTTAATACAACTTTTACACATTTAAACGGTAAAACAATGTCAATGAAAAATGTATCACAAAATAATGGTGTTATTGTTACACCGGGATATAAGAAAATCGCATCAGGATTGGGTATGAAAACGAGTAATGGAGTCGGTAATTTAGTGATAGAATTTGATGTTGAATTTCCAAATACATTGACTGACGAACAAATTGAAGTTATTGAAAAAATACTATAATAATCATTGTAAAAGTAATTATTATACACTTAATATACATTTAAGAGTTGATGCGTCGTGCAGGTGTTTTAGCATCCACAATATAAATAGTATTTTCGGTCATTACGATATATTCAGTAGTTAAATTAAAAATTTTAGCAATAGGACTGGTGTATTCGTCTTTATTTTTAATCAATAATTTTTCACCACTTTCGCGAACACCGATAATAATTTTGGACTCAAGAGATTCCAACCAATAATCTGTTTGGATTGGCTTGTCTTCTACTACGGAAATGCGCCAAGCGTAATTCATGGTTTCAGAACAAGGAAGTTTACAGTCGTTATTTGCGATTTCAACACTCATTTTGAAATTTTTATATTAGAATATAAAATAATATCTTTAAATAGAAAAATAAATAATTTATTTATATATGTTATAATGAAAACGGATATTCATGGATTAAATACATTTTCAAGAATTCTTTCTCAATATTTTACAGCAATAAAAAAAAGCGATGTATTTGATAAAATAGAAAATAAAAACGGAATTATTTTTTCAGGATTCAACACATTATTGAATGTGTTTAACTATGCGTTTAAAGTTCTTCAAAAAACAGATGAAGCTCTATTGTATATGCAGCAAGCCCAGTATTTTTACATAGAATATATAGAACAAATATACAATACTAATCTTAGTTACGCATTAAATCAAAACGATGCTGTCATTTTCACATATAAAAAAACATTATTTGATTTATATTCAAACAGTTCAACATTTGATGGGATTGTTTCAAACGAACATATATTTGTAAAAACGGCAAAAGTATTAATGTTTTGGGAAAATCACGATTTCATAATGGAAAACCATGAATATATATGTAATTATTATATTCCGAAATATTTAAAATACGATTTGAAGTTAATATCAAATGTAATTAAGTGTATATCATTATTGAAACAAAATTTCAAATTCACATATAATGAATACATTGAATTGATCGAGTCATCATTAATACAACTTCATCCTACCAAAATGTGCGACGGTATAGATAACGACTTGATTGTATTAAAATTTTATAGTCATAAAGAAGATTTCAATACAATGTTAAAACAAAATGATTTCATAAAAGTATTTAATATTATGTATAACGAGATTACTATTTGAATTTCAAAATAGTATCATTATAATAATCATAATCTACAACATACTTACGTTTTTTCATCTTGTTATTTTTGATCTTGACAAATTTATCTTTGTTTTGAATAGATATCTCATAATATTCATCAAATAACATATCTACTATATATTTGTATACAAACCGTAATACAGTTTCGCAACAGTTTCCAACAATTAAACAACTTCCAGTACGGAATATCATAAACGAAATTTCCAAGTATTTATTTGAAAGTATAATATCATTTGTTGTCATGCTATTATCCGATTTTGATATTCGTCCAGTTTGTTCTTCATTTGGTTTATCTATGTTATAGTAATATTTACATTTAACTCCGGGATAACTACAAGGATCATATGATGTTTCCAGTCCATATTTATTGCTTTTTATAATATGATGTAATTTTTCACGATTTATGTAAAATCCACAATTGAAGTTGGAATTGATTAGAACATTATGCTCGACATCATTATTCACGAATTCAAGGTCATCTCCCATATATTGTTTAAGATGGTACAAAATTTCATTTTTTACTACTCCCAATAATGACTTTTCTACAATACCAGGTATTTCCATTTTCCCAGTATTAAATACTTTTATATGCATTTCTTTGAATACGTTTGTATAAATACGAATAGTAAGGGCGAAACAATTATAGAAAGCACTTTTCTGTTTCACTTTTGTGCTTAGTAGATCTTTTTTTGAAATTCCAACAGTCAACTTCCTCTCATCCTTAAACTTTATACGACGAGCATCAGGATTATCAATTTGCTTTATAATGTATTCATTATAAAAGGTTTCTTTCTCAATATGTTCTTTATAATCTTCAAACTCTTCCTTGGTATTACATACAACTTTTATCTGTTTTTTGACAATACCATTTTGCTTACTATGATATTGTATAATCGGTAGCTTCCAAAATATGTTATAGATATCAACCTCCTTATTTAAATATACAACCTTAGTATTCGTTGAAATATTCAACTCGTCACATATAGATCGGTCTACTTTAATACGCAGCAAATCTTTTGATTCAACGACTTCTATATCATCTTGAGCGTTCGGATTTTCAAGGAACATTTCCCATTCATCATCCAGGTCCATTATTATTATTATACTATAATTATTTATCATCTATTCTTTATATTAAATAATAAATCAATTTTGTCGATGACTATAAAATATTATTTACAAGAAATCCGAGTTTATGTTCTATATTAATATCGGGCTGATGAATGATATGGATTATTTTATTCAACGTTGTTACATTCAAATATTGTGTTCTGTGATAAGTTAATAAATAATTGATATACTCTTTGATAATTTCTGTAATATCGTTATTATATTCACTTGATAATCGTTTTAAATAGTCAATGACAATCATTGACGTTTTGATGTTTGAATTGATATATTGATATATTTCGTCGTATTTTGATTTATCAAGAAGCACTTGTGTGTCGTGTAATTTATTACTATTCAATTGAATATAGTTTATCATAGATCTCACATCTGAACCAAATTTATATTGTATGTTATATATCATCTTTTCATCCATATTTAATGATTCTTTTTCTATTATATTTACAAGGAATGAGTTTACGTGTTCTTCGGGCAATTTATTAAAACGAATACAAATAAATTCGTTTCTCAATGAGTTGTCAATCCGACTAATATAATTACAAATCAAACAAAAACGAACATTATCATTGACGTTTTGTATCACGCGTTTAAGTGCGTTCTGTGCGTTCTTTGTCATGTAGTCAACTTCATCCAGTATTACAAATTTTAATCCTTTTTTATAGATACTATTTGTATTTACAAACTGTAATATCTGATTTCGTATGATATCTATTCCTCTATCATCTGACGCATTCAAATGCAATATAGACGACTTACTATTCTTTACGTTTATGTTTTCAAAATATTTGTTTATTAGATTAATAATTGTTGTAGTTTTACCAGTTCCAGGTGGTCCGTAATATAGCATATTGGGAAAATGTTGTTTTGTAAATATGCTGGAAAAAATTGATTTGTTAATATCGCTAATTATAATATCATCAAAACAGTCGGGACGATACTTTTCAACCCAAGGTATATCTTGAATATTCATTATTCGCTATATCACTTAAATTAAAATAACCGTTTATGTATATTTATGAATCATATAAATATGAATAATGGATATTTAGAATTAATATTTGGACCAATGTTTTCGGGAAAGACTACAACACTTATTCAGCGTTATAAACAACATAAGCTCTTAGGACATGATATAACTGTAATTAACTATTTTCAAGATACCCGATATGCAGATAAAGGTTTATATTCACACGATGGGTTGAATATCGAGTGCTTTCAGTCTAAAACACTACAGCAGATGATTGATAGCAATAGCAAAAAAATAGATAACTGTAATGTGATTATTATAAACGAAGGTCAATTCTTCAGTGATATTTTTGAAACTGTTATTGATTGGGTAGAAAACAAAGAAAAAATTGTATATGTGTGTGGTCTTGATAGTGATTTCAAACGGAATAAATTCGGTAACTTCCTTGAACTAATCCCATTTTGCGATAAAATTACAAAACTCAAATCATTATGTATGAAATGTAAAAACGGAGAAAAAGCATTGTTTTCAAAACGAATTACCAGTGATGAATCTCAGATTGTAATTGGTTCAGATAATTATATTCCAGTGTGTCGTAAGTGTTATCTTGCAAATTAAATAAAACAGTATAAATAATAGACATACGAACATATATTCCAAACTTATCTTGCGTTGAAAACACAGAACAAGGTTTTTTATCTATTGTGTTATATATCTCAATATTATTGTTGTTCGGATGCATAATAATTGTTTTTTTATCCAACTTTTTGTCTATTTCGTTTATATTAACAATTGTTTCGTTTGACGGAACAGGTTGACAATAATAAATTACATTATATATTCCTTCATTTATATTATTCCATTGTTCTACATGGCTTGTATGGATATTTGAATATAATGCCAATATTTTTTTGAAAGATTGAATATTATCATCATATAAGTCGCCAACAAATAATATTTTTAAACTTTCATTATCAATATCGAAATTTTTATATAATGTAAATAAATCGACTAATGGTTGGACCATATCTCTCGTTTTATCACATCCAGAATTTATAATACAAGCGTTTATTTTTTTGGATACATTTTTGATTGATTGAAACGAGTCATATGATAAAACAATAATATCAGAATAATTACTAATTCTTTTGATACTATCTTCGAAGGTCTCAATATCATTATTAAAACATTTATCTTTATCAAGTTGAATTACTTTTCCACCTAATTTATTCATTGCTATTTCAAATTGTAAATCATTTTCATAAGTGGGTTTAAAAAATGCGTTACACAATACCTTTCCTATACAGTGTGTATTTGTTCCTTCTTGTGTCAAAAATTTATTCGTATATTCAAAAATAGTATTTATTGATGTTCTTGAAATCTTATCATTATCAATAAACTTCGTAAATTTCATTTACAATAATATAGTATAAAATATATTTTTAAATTACTTAAACAACATTTATATAGTTATGTATAATCATGGATAACAATGAAGTATTAACACCTGTAGTTAAGAAAAGGGGAAGAAAACGCAAAGAAGAATGTGTTCTTGTCCCGATAACCGAAGAACAAACCAAACCACCACAAAAAAAGAGAGGCAGAAAACCAAAAGGTGGAAAAATTATGGAAAAGGGCGAGATTATCACATCTGAGCCACCAATTGTAAACAATATTATTCTACATTTAAAATGTATATCAAAAGATATTGATGTTGATAATAATTTGAGTGATCTTATTTACAACCCCGAAGCGCCACCTGCAATTCAAACATATCAGAAAACCGAAGATTTTTCCGTATTTGATAAAAATAATATTTCACAAGGAAGCGCATACAATACAGACATGGTAAAAACTGAACTAAATAAAGCAGGATCTACGTTGAAAGAAGATCATATTGACATTCGTACAATCAATGAAAAACTGAAAAATCTCAAAATCCGTCTATATAAAGGGGATGTTTCGTCAAAATGTGCGTGTTTTTGGTGTAGTCACGACTTTGACACACCTGCGTGTGCTATTCCTATGGAAATAAATGATTACGAGATTATTGGATATGGTTGTTTTTGCACTCCTCAATGCGCAACCGCATTCTTATTTAACGAACATATTGATGACGCAACACGTTTTGAGAGATATCAGCTTTTGAATAATATATATTCAAAGGTTTATGACTATCATAAAAATATTAAACCCGCACCGGATCCACATTATATTTTGGATACGTTTTATGGAAATATGTCAATTTCTGAATATCGTAAGCTCCTGGGTTCGGATCATTTGTTGGTTATGCTTGATAAACCAATGACACGTCATATTCCAGAATTATGTGATGATACCGACCATTTTGTAAATAGTATTTACAATGATAATAATAGTTCAGCAAAGAACACAAGTAAATATAAGGTAAAACGAGAAAGTGAAAAGAAAAAAGGTCCAACAAAAAAAGAATTAATTAAAGAACATTTTGGACTATAAATATAAATATATCGTTTCATTAGACAATATAGTTATGAGCGTTGTGTCCTGTATCGTTGAAGGGGGGTTAGGAAATCAACTATTTCAAATAATCACGTGTATTAGTTATGGATTAGAACATCGCAAGAAAATTATCATTCCATATTTTGAGAAATCTCCCGGTATTACATCACGATATACATATTGGGATAGTTTTCTCAAACCATTTATTATATTTACAAATAAAAATAATGATAATAATATTCCACATAAAATGTCTACATATAAAGAACTACAATTTGCTTATGATAAAATACCTACTTATGACGTTTCAGTGTGTTTAACGGGCTATTTCCAAAGCTATAAGTATTTTGATAATAATATATCAAAAATATTACAAATGTTACGGTTTGAGAATCGTAAAAATGAAATTTTTCAAGAAAATAAAGCGTATTTTGATGGTGTTATAAATGATGTATGTGCTATCCATTTTCGTTTAGGTGATTATAAACATTTACAACAATATCATCCATTGTTAGATATTACATATTATATAAACGCATTAACACAATTATGTCAATCCAAAAATATATCTCGTGTCTTATATTTTTGTCAAGAACACGACAATGAGATTGTACTTAAACATGTAAGTGCTATCCAATATAAATTTCAACATATTGAATTTGTTAAAGTTAGCGATACTATATGTGATTGGAAACAAATGGTTATGATGACGCTTTGTAATCATCATATTATTGCAAATAGCACGTTTTCGTGGTGGGGTGCTTATTTGTCGTCAAGTCCAAATAAGAAAGTATATTATCCGCAAGTATGGTTTGGACCTAAGAACTCACATCATATTGTGGATAATTTGTTTCCATATGAATGGGAAGAAATATAACAAATATTATTTTACATAGCATTGATAAAATTGATTGATAAATATATTTATGAATATACATAAAACTTAATTACTTTATCTAATTAATATGTCAGGAGAACTACTTAATGCGCTTATTTCCGATCAACCAATGGTGAAGAAACTACATAAAAAAATCAAAAAAATGGAAAAACGTAATATGAAATTGAAGATCAAGAAAAATATTTGGAAAGATAAATACAACGCAATTATGGCGATCCTTCATGACTATCCCGGAATCACATACAAAGGTGATGTATCATCTAAACGACGAAGAGATGTAATTGATTTGACAGAGGATGATGAAAGTATTGCACTAGATGTAGATACTATGTCGGATTTGAAAAACAGTATTATGGATTTTACAAATAGTTTGAGTATTGTAAAGACAGAGTATCCCAAAGAACTATGTAAGAATGAAGATTGCGTCGAAGCTGACCCGGATAATACTTTGTCTAAGTGCTCTCTGTGTGATGGGTTTTATAATGATGACGGATTGAACGATATTCTATTTATTGAAGAAGAACCAAATAATAAGAATGCGTCTTGTAACCTATGTAAGAAGACAGAAGAAATCGTTCAAATGAAAGGAACCGGACAATATATTTGCGGGAATGCGTGTGATGAAAGTGAAAATGAGGAAGAGGATCAGGAAGATGCAAGCGAAACAGTAGAACAGGAACAGGCAAGCGAAACAGTAGAAGAGACACAGGAAAAGGAAACAGTAGTAGAGGAAGTAGAAGTAGAGGAAGTAGAAGTAGAGGAAGAGGAAGAGGAAGAGGAAGAGGAAGAGGGATGGGAAGAGGAAGAGGAAGAGGAAGTAGAGGAAGTAGAAGAAGAGGAAGTAGAGGAAGAGGAAGAGGAAGAGGAAGAGGAAGAGGAAGAGGAAGTAGTTGAAGAAGAGGAAGTAGTTGAAGAAGAGGAAGTAGTTGAAGAAGAGGAAGTAGTTGAAGAAGAGGAAGAAGCAGTATATGAGGTTGAAATCAAAGGTAAGTTGTATTACACAACAGATGAAAAAAATGGAGATGTATACGAAATTGCCGATGATGAAGACATTGGAGATTGTATTGGTAAATTCGTGAATGGAAAGTTCAAAAAAAACAAGTAATTATACGATAAACTAAATCAAATATATGATTCCTCAGTATAGTTCTGACCTTCTCGTAAAGTAAAATGGGTAGATAAGTATTCAATCAGTTTGTTGTAATTAATTACTGATAAATGTAGCCATATATCTAAGGTTTTTTTCTTTTCATTGAAATCAATAACATCGTAAATATCTTCAATCTTGTATTCAGTAAAATAGTAAAGTAATATGTCATGTATATTTCTCGTTAATTTCTCGCAACTGGTGTCATAATGTAAGATCAAATTTTGTAAATTATCATCATTAAACTCATTATAACCTATATCATATGTTTCAATAAGTGTATTAACGTGTTTTTTGTTAGACCAGTATCTATTTGATAGAATAATCAACAATTCGTCATCATCAATATATTCTGAAATTATATTGATGTTTCCCAAGTTATCGCATATTTCAAGCGACTTAATTACACTCTTCGTGTTAGTCATTGTATATTTGTGTATTGAATGACGTATATATTTACGTATTATTTCAATTTTTCTTAATTGTTGCATTTTTTGATCGGCGTTTTTTACGTTTTCTTGTTTTTAATTTACGACCTCCTTTGTTGACATTATCATGAATATATCCCTTTGCTAACATATATTTAATTATATCTTCCATTAAAAAATACATGAATATTCGTAACATCCTATTGTCATCATCACTAGATACAGTTCCTTCAAGCGTATTTATTGGGTCGGCTTTATATTTCTTTTGTTTTTCTTCTGTATCTAATTTAATTTTTTGTGAATTTTTAATTTTATTTACATTATCCTTTAAAAATAAGGGATTTACGTCTTCTTCTTTATTCAGCAATTCATATAATTTTTGTATAACATCTGAGTATTTATTTTCTTTGATTGTCTCTAAATAACCATCTTCATATAGTTGTTTTGTTTCAATTGATAGTCCTTCTTTCTTATTTAAGTGTTGTATATAACTTTTTGTATTAGAGCCATTTTGTATAATGTCAGAAAATAATTGAATTCGTCCCTGTGTCTCGTCTTTTACATCCTTTTTGCTATCTTCAAGTTTCATATCATTACTGCGCTTTGTAACTACTGGAACATCGGATTGATATAGCGCTGCTTTATATAAATCAACATTCCATTTTTGTTTATATTTATCTATTTCTTTTGTTTGGACCATTTTTTCAAATAAATCTCCCAAATGATTACTGGTAAAATTACATATAAATTTATTCTTGTTTTCCGAATTAATTTCACCTTGGAAGTAATCAATTGAAAGTTCTATATAATAATATGTTTTTGATGTAGTTTGCTGTAACAACACGGATGTTTCTACATTTTCTTTACTCTTATTATCTGTATTGTCATATTGTTTTATATTTGAAATAAAAATTTCATTTAACTTATTCAATAGGTCATTGTTGTTAGTTATATTATTAATTTTATCCTGAAATTTTTTATTAATTGAAGTATAAGATGTTGAAGAATTTGATTTATTATCAATAGACCTTATAATATTATCTATTTCATTTGTTAAATTGAGGTAAGATTTAGAATGTTGTCCTTGTTTTTTTCTTGTAATATACAAGTTAATTAACTTATTATAAATACTATGATTCAGCATATCATTTACCCATATTACTCTACGAGTTGTATATACTTTTCCATTATGTTTTATATAAGAGTATTTTCTTTCAAATGGATGGGTTATCATAGATAACATTTGGTTGCTTATTCCACGATTTCCATTAATGTAATAATTATATGAATCTTTAATGTCATTATGAATTGGAAATTGAGTTGGAAATAATAGCTCTAACATGACCATAACGTTATTGTTTGATACTTGTAATCTGCTATCTTCAGATTTATCCAGTTTACTACCATATGTAGCTAAAAACAATACAAATTGGTCTAAATTGAAAAAAAATTCAATACGTTTTCGCATGCTTAATGATAATAATTTATCTCGCGGATACTCAAACTGATAAGTAAAATAAGGATATGTATTAAGAGTCTTATTAAACTGTTTCTGGTCTTGTAAATATAGGTTATCTTTTGTAAATTCAAACTTATCATATTCAGTGTCATTATTTTTCAATATATTGGAACGTATGAGTATTTTAAGTTCATGAATATTATATGGAGTTGTTGCCATTTTATAATTATAATCAGAATATATATATTTTAATTATATCTTATTTTATTCGCAAATCAAATAACTAAAAAATACATTATACTCGTGTTAATTTCGGCATTAGATTAGCAAAAGTTTCTATTTTATTCAATGTTGTATTTTCACACCCCATACATTTCTTTGATACGAACGTTTCTTTTGTTTCGTCATTGTTAAATAATAGTTCAGCTAAGCGATTTTCAGTCTTATTGATGATATGTTGACTATAATTCTTTCGTTCCTTCAAAATGTTTTGTAACGTTTCTATTTCTCTTCGTTTCTTCTGTTCGTTCATTTGTTCTGAAACCATCTTATCATTTTTTTCTTGCTGAGACTTTTCCAAATCTATTTTTTTTTTTTTTAAATCATATTCTTGTTTATCCTTTTCTTGTTCCAATTCTTTTTTATTATTTTCAACAACTTCTTTTTGGATTTCGTCCATAGTATTAGGCGCTTCTTCAATTTCAATATCTT